ATTTATATGTGTACAGAGTAGCAGAATACAAAGCAATTCAAATTGGTCAAGTAAGCCGAGTATTGAAAGAAAATGCGGTAGATTGCATTATCAATCACGATCAAATCAATTTTACACAAGATAACATGAATATGCGCGTAAAACAAATATTGTCAGATGGAGATCAAATTGACTTTCAGGTGGGCGACGCTCCTTATTCTGCCAATTGCGATTATATGGCTGATTGCCAATACAAATGTAATGTGACGGATGGAAAACAAGAACTAAGCGGTAAAATTAAAGAAGACACTTATAATGAATCCTTTATCATGATGAATTCTGACAAAATATTGCAAAAGATTAAAAATCTTATGAAAGAGCGATACTTTTATAAAAAGAAAGATCTCCTTAACAAAATAGACGTACCCAAACCATATCCCCGAGTACAAGTATATGCGGCATTAACCCAGTTAATTGAAGATACAAATGAGTTCATAATGGATAGTTATGGGCGTACGGGATATTTGGTAAATATAGGTGACTACTATCTATTTCAACCCAGCGAATTGAACAATGATAGAATATCCATTTTTGACAGATCAGTGCCAATAGATTATAAACACAATGAGATTAAGTTTAACATTAAAGCTGATATAGTGCAACCCGTTATTGATACTAGAAATATTTCCAAATTGGTTAAAGATGAAAAAGAAGGAGCTATTGAACAAAAAGGAATCAAAATAGTGAATGAGTTAAAAGAAAACTATGAGTTGGCTTTGAGCATTTCGAGAAATGTGAATAAAAAAATCCCAAGGGGAGATGATAATTGGTATAAACATTGTGGTATGACCATGCGCACATTAGTGAAAGATTTTAATGTTCCTCCTGCGGATGTATTGGACATATTGGTAGAACATATAGTAGATGAAATGCAATATGAAGACAAACTGGATTTATTAAACTACTTATTTTCTCATGGGGATTTCGAAGAAAAAACATTCGAGTATTATGTAAAATCATATTTAGAAACAAAATTAATTAAGACAAAGTCACTATTGGCAATCATTTTATATGCCGGTAACAAGAGCGATACTCGAAAAATCATGATATTAAATGAAAATAATGTGTGGACTGAAGCCAAATCTGAAGATAAGTTGGAAGTAGCCAAAAAAGTGCATGATATTCTAGCTATAACACCGGATAAATATAATAAATTAATAGGATTTATAGGTTATGACAATAAAAATAGGTATCTTGTGTTTAAAGTGAAAGATGTATTAGCAAAACGCAATACGGGCGCGCGCTGCGAGGAGGCTGCAAAAGATAAAAGAATTGACGTATTGAACGAAATTATTGGAGAACAAAAATATACCAAAAAAAATGAAGAGGATATTACACCAGAAGAGAAAAGTAGAGGTGTTATTTCTACAAAGGGAATGGTAAGCTCATCAATGTGCTCATTGCAAGAATTCTTATTGAGATATTATAATAAGATTCATCGTGATGGTAAAATTTGGTTTTTAGATTTTGAATTAGCTATGATGTACCAATTTTAGGTTTTTGCGTTTTTGCGTTTTTGCGGTTTTGTGTTTTCTATTATAATTTAAAATTGAACACAATTAAAAAGAAAAAGATAATATGTATAATATAATATGGAATCTACAAATGTTAAACAACCGACATTACAAAATGCACCTCCCTCTAAATTTAAAAAAAGAGATGTTAAGTATGCGAGTATATATTCGAGGTCGTTAATCACGCGTAGTTTATCATTACCAATCACATCTATTGGTAAAAATATTCAAGAAACTATTGAAAAAAATATTGCCACTAATTTTGAAGGAAAATGTGTGGTCGAAGGGTTTATTAAGCCTGGTTCATGTAAAATTATTACTTATTCAAGTGGTATGGTTCATGCAACCAATATAAAATTTGAAGTAGTGTTTGAATGTCAAATATGTTGTCCTGTAGAAGGCATGTTGATTACATGTATTGCCAAAAATATTACGAAAGCAGGCATTCGCGGTGAAAGTGCCGACGATAATCCTAGTCCTGTTGTGGTATTTGTTATGCGTGATCACCATTATACGAATGCATACTTTTCAACCATACAAGAAGAAGGTAAATTTGTGGCGCGTGTTATAGGTCAACGATTTGAATTAAATGATAAATATGTGAGTATTATTGCAGAATTAGTGGATACTAAAAAGGAAAAGAAAGAACCATCAAAACCCAGATTGGTTTTTGAGGATTGAGGATTGGTTTTTGAGGATTGAGGATTGAGGATTGATGATTGAGATGAAGTCAAATATTATAATATATTATTTTTTTATGCGATAGTACAAAAAAAAATAAATAATAAGGGACAAAGGATATAAAAATAACATCATAATATTTTGTATATGACAGAAAATATGATGATGGAATCGTACTCAACAAAATCACACATTTCAAAGATAAATATGGTAGATACATTGGATCTGAATGCAGGATTGGATATGGATGTTGAAGTAGAAGAAGTATCTATTGCAGATCTGAATATTGTGCGTGAAAAAATAGAATCCATGCCAAAATTTAACCAAATTGAGGTGTTGAGAATTTTAAGCAGACGAAAGAATGTCACATTAAACGAAAATAAATATGGTATTCATATTAATTTAACAGAAGTAGATAAATCTATCATAGATGAATTAAATGTGTATATTAACTACGTAAATGCTCAGGAGTTAAACCTGAATGAAATGGAACTTCAGAAGGAAGAATTCAAAAATATATACTTTACAAAAGATAATAAAGATAATTCAGGAAAAAATAGTAAGAATGTATCGCTCACAACATCATCATCAGCATAATAATAATCGTAATCAAAATAATATGAGACCAAATCAAAATAGGCCAACTAATAATTATAGACATACCAATACAAATAATAATTACCCAACACCCCCCGCTGCTGTAGCAGTGCAAGCGCCAGTGCCAGCGCAAGATTATAATCATGTACTCATAAAGTTACAAGATTATATGTTACATAGTAATGTACTAGATAACTCTACAAAACACAAATTGACTTCCTTGTCTGCTGAAAAAATGAAAAAAAATGAAGTAGGTCAAATTATTGTGTCTAATAAAGTGGATGAGTCAGTACCAATATCGGTACAAGTACCAGTACAAGCACTTGCACTACCAATAGTAGATAACAAATTTCATCCAAAAGAGAAAGATGCATTATTTTGGTGTTATTATATTATTAAAAATGGATATGGTGCATATGTATATCCCAATACCACCTCATATATAAATGAAAAAAATGAAAAATTTAAATGCATCCAACTGCTGAGAGATAACAAAGACCTATTAAAGACAAAGAAAATTAAAAATTTAAAAGAAGACGTGGAGGACGACTTAGCAAATAAAGATCGTATCGGAATGAAAACATTTATTGCATTATGTATAGTTAGTAAAATTAACATCGTGTATATTCATAAACGAAAATGTTTTGAGCATATGCATAATGATGAGGATCCAGTACATGTAGTTCATAGCAGCAATGAATATTGCGGGGAGTTGAATATTAGTAAAGAACAACTAGATACATATAGGACAACTTTGTTCAAATGGGAGAGCGTAGATAAACCATTAAAGGCGGTGAGTTCATATAAATCAGAGGAACTTTTAGACTTGTGTATTAAATTGGTGTTCGACAATGATTCGGCTACCAATGCAACAAATAAACAAAATTTAAAAAAGAAAACCAAAAAGGAGTTGTATGAACTATTGGTACAAAATTTATAAATATCATTTATTTTAAAATTGATTGTAAATTCGAATTTAAAAATATGTCTTATTATATATATAACTATGACTTCAATAAGAAATAATGCTGATATAAAAGATACCTCTCACAAAAGAGGCATTAGAAAGCAAGAAGATTATAAACCACCACAAGAATTATTAGATAAATTAGTAAATACTTTTTGGGCAAATAATCCGTATATTAAAAATTTTAAAAAAGGCAATGAATTGGAGGTTAGATTCGGTACAAGAGGTATTAAACCTTTAACCAAAATCGACTATGACAATGTTATATGCAAAATTAAGTCGCTTGGATTTACCTGTCAAAATGAGCAAGGTGAATATATGTTACGTGTATATAATGAATTTTTAGATCCAGCAACAGGTGTATTTAGAGATTCGGATATAAGGACAGAAATTAACGGATTCCACGACATTCAAAAATATTGCAAACGCAACAGCTTACTAGAAGTAGAAGCAGGTCAAATGGGAAATGTCAAATTTTTCCGTAAAAAAAATTATAAAGGAGCAAATGATGTAGAAGCGATAAGACCTATCAATTTCGATGAATTTAATTTCAGAGTTTCTTATCAAACGGAAGAAAGAATAGATAGATCCGGTAGAATCATTGGTAATTTGGTAGACACCTGGGAAAAAACCAAAAAATATTTTAGATACATTAATCGTGTCACATTTAGTCATCCAGATATACCTGTAAATATAGACATTAGTATAGTTAAAAGTTCCAGCGCGGGGGCAAATAGAAAACCGAAATTAGCGTACACTACCGAAGAATCGGAGGTGTTTCAAAACCCGGAAGTATATGAAATTGAATTGGAAGTAAATAATGACGCCATTGGTCCTGGTACAAATGTAAATACCGCCCCTGAATTATTAAGTGCTATTCGTAAAACAATAAAATATGTATTGATGGGTTTACAAGAAACGAATTATCCTATTTCTTATCCAGAACAAAACAAGGTTTTACAAGATTATATGCAATTAGTAAATAATAAAGAATATAACCCCAGTCAAAGAGTTTACCCGAATCATTTTATTGGTCCATCTTCATATACATTACAAATGGCAAATATTGCACCTATTAATAATAATGCAGTAATACCCAATATTCGAAATGATTATACTGTAACAGACAAGGCTGACGGGGAAAGGCATATGATGTACATTTCAAATAATGGTAAAATATATTTGATTAATACCAATATGAAAGTCTTGTTTACTGGCGCGCTCACAAAAAATAAGGAAATATTTAATTCATTAATAGATGGCGAAATCATTTTGCATGATAAATATGGTAAGTTTATTAACATGTATGCAGCATTCGACGCATATTTTATTAATAATAATGATGTTAGACCTTATGGATTTGTTCCAAGAAAAATGGATGATGATAGATCGAAATTTCGTATTCCTTTGTTAGAAAGTTTAATCAAAATTATGAAGCCAGTATCCGTAGTCCCTGATGAAATATCACCTATTAGAATCGCATGCAAACAATTTTATCCGTCGGTTTCTACTGACAATATATTCGATGCATGTAATTTCATTTTGGGGAAAGAAGTGCAGGGACTATTTGAATATAATACAGATGGACTCATATTTACCCCCGCTAGTATGGGAGTCGGTACAGATAAAATCGGAAAACCCAGTCCTTCTAATAAAACTACATGGAAACATTCGTTCAAATGGAAACCGCCACAATACAATACGATTGATTTCTTAGTCACTACCATAAAATCGAAAACAAATGGGCAGGATTTGGTCACGCCCATATTTCAAGACGGAATAAATACGGGATCATTAAATCAATTAGATGAATTCAAAACGATTGAACTACGATGTGGATTCGATGAAAAAACACACGGATATATTAACCCATGTCAGGATGTAATTAATGATATATTGCCTGATGTTAAAAATATGGATAACGAAAATAAATACCAACCCGTTGTATTTGTGCCTACGAATCCTTTTGATCCAAATGCGGGTATTTGCAATATTATGCTGAAAAAAGATGACACGGGAGTCAACCAAATGTATACTGAGGAAAATCAAGTATTTGCTGATAACACCATCGTCGAATTTCGGTATGAATTGACAAACGATGCCTCCTGGCGATGGGTGCCATTAAGAGTTCGTTATGATAAGACAGGACAATTAAATCAAGGGCAGCGAAATTTCGGAAATGCATACCATGTTGCCAATAGCAATTGGCATTCTATTCATAATCCTATAACTATTGATATGATTTCTACTGGTAATAATATTCCTGATGAATTAGCGAATGATGATATTTATTATAATAGAATGACTAGTTCCAATAAGACGCGCGCTCTGAGAGATTTTCATAATTTATACGTAAAACAATTATTAATTACACGTGTGTCGAGAAGAGGGGATACACTTATTGATTATGCTTGTGGAAAGGCTGGTGATTTTTCAAAGTGGATTAGCGCGCGCCTATCATTTGTATTCGGTATTGATGTTTCTAAGGATAATTTAGAAAATAGATTAGATGGTGCATGCGCTAGGTTTTTGAATTACCGAAAAGATTTTGAAAATGTGCCGTACGCGTTATTTGTGAACGGAAATAGCAGCGCAAATGTTCGGTCTGGTGCGGCGATGTTAAATGATAAGGCTGTACACATTACAAAAGCGGTATTTGGATCAGGAGTTAAAGATGAAGAGAAACTGGGAAAAGGAGTTATGCGTCAATATGGAAAGGGTGAAGATGGATTTAATGTTTCATCTTGTCAATTTGCATTGCACTACTTCTTTGAAAATCATCAAACGTTTCAAAATTATATGAGAAATGTGGCTGAGTGTACTAAATTAGGAGGGTATTTTATTGGAACGTGTTATGACGGGAAATTAATATTTAATTTATTAAAAAATAAAAAGCAGGGGGAAAGTATAGATTTATTTGACGATGGGGTCAAAATATGGGAAATAAATAAAGATTATAGTCCAACGGAGTTTGAAGATGATGCTAGTAGTATAGGATATAAGATAAATGTGTATCAAGAATCTATTAATAAAATGTTTGCGGAATATTTAGTTAATTTTGACTATTTACATCGAGTGATGGAAAACTATGGGTTTAAATTATTACCGCGAGATGAAGCTAAAAATATTGGGTTACCTGAAGGGACGGGATTATTTAGTGAGTTGTATAATTATATGGTTGATGAGATAAAGCGTAACCCTTTTAAGAAAAATGAATACGGAACCGCTATGAATATGACGGCGTATGAACGAAAAATATCATTCTTGAATAGATATTTTGTTTATAAAAAGATTAGTAATGTAAATGCGGAAAAGATTGCACTGGATTTAATTGATGAAACCGCAGGAGATGAGATTGCTCCCAGTGCAAATGCAAAGGAAAAGACCAAAACTAAGGGAAAAGAAAAGGGAAAAGAAAAAGAGACCAAACCCAAAATCAAAAAGTTGAATAAAAAATTGGTGCTCATTGGTGCAACAGAGTCGCCTATATTAGAGGAGGAAAAGGAAAAGGAGGAAGAGTTACAGGCGGCGGAGCAAGAGGTTGAAAAGGAGGAGAAGGTAGAAATAGAACCAGTAGTAGAGGTAGAGAAGGTAGAAATAGAACCAGTAGTAGAGCCAGTGCCAATTCCTATCGCAGCCCCAATACCAGTTCAAGAAAAAAAACCTAGGAAACCTCGTGTCGTAAAACCGAAACTGAAAATCTTAGAAGAATAATAATTATTTGCACGGAAAAGATATAAATAATATGTAATATATAATATAACTAACCTTTTATGAGTTATTATATATTACCAAAAAAACATACAAATATTGAAATAGATCCATCTTTAATTGCGGATGTATTGCACAGCACATTGCACATTCCACCACTAAAACCTATCGTGTCACATAGTTTAATTTCTTATTTAAAAGAAGTAAATCTTCAACTAACGAATGCAACAAATGTATTAATCATAGACAAAGATAGAATCGAATGCAGCATTGATTTTTTTTGCAAAATAGTCAACCCCTATGAATTTATTTTTTCAAAAGTTCCTGGTTCCAAATTTTCAGTTAGTAAATTAAAACCCTATTCGAACATGTTTTATATAATGTTGGAAATCCTTACCATGTTTAACTTATTGGAACATTTTGCAGACAAAAATATAAAGACCATCCATTTTGGAAAAAATAACCATGCTACTATTGAATGTATGAATATGCTAAGAGAAGATAACAATGATATAAATTATGAGTTGGATATGTCGGACATAAATGGATTTTTACCTCTACATAGCGATAGCGATATTGACATATTTTCTGTTGACTTTTTTTATTTTGAATTAAACAATGAGATGTATACAAATGATAATAGCTATATTATTGGATTAACGACGATATTATGTCATATTCTTACTTATCAAAGTGCAAATGGTATAAGCATTATAAAGGTTGATACCTTGTTTACAAAACCTGTACTAGATGTATTATATATACTAACTAGTCTTTATGATAAAGTATGTATTACAAAACCAAACACATCACGTGCGAATAAAACAGACAGATATATTGTATGTAAAAATTTTATTTGCAATGCTTCAAAAATACCCGAGAATAAAATGCATCTAATAAAATTAACTAATATATTAACTACATGTGCACAGCAGCATAAATCTATCTCATCCTTGATTAAAAATGACCTTCCATATTATTTTTTAAATAAAGTAGAAGATTCAAATATTATTATTGGACATCAATTGGTAGAATTTACAGATCAATTAATTAACATTATTAAAAATAAAAATAGAATAGATAAAATTGAAACATTGAAAAAAAATAATATTCAAAAATGTATTCAATGGTGTGAAAAATATAAAATACCTAGCAACAAATTTGTAGATAAAATAAATATATTTTTACCTGTTAATATTTATGATGAAAATATTTTTTTAGAAGAAATACGTACCGGTGTGAACTTATTTGAAGAAGTTGAAGAAGACATTACCGATTTGGGGTTGGGATACCAATCTGATACATTTGTAGATGCAAATGCCGATATGAATATCATTATTTAGCGGATGTCCTTGGGGTATACCCGCTCCACGACGTAGAAATTCCATTATTGGCAACAGAAGGTCCACCACTTAGGTTTCCCAAATCTATGACAGATTTGTCCAAATAATCGTCCGAGCTTCTAAAACATGTTTTGGGATTATCCACTGGTTTGCGCATAAAGGGATAATACGGATTCGGTGAGCATTTAGGTACCTTGTTTTTATACACAAATGGTACAAATGGTTGTCCTCCTACGTTGTTGATATTATTTCCACTTCCTTTTAATTGATTATTGTAGTACACATTCTTTTCAAGAGTGGTTAAGGTCAACTTTAATGTTCTGGCACTACTAGAGACACCACCCTCTGTTGCAAATTGAGGGTTGCTTGGTTTATATACAACCAATTTGCATCCATTCGGATTACTAGGACCCGAAAATCCCATTCCAATATACGGATTTGATAAATAATTTCCGAATATTTCTAATGCTTTTGCGCTATTTGTGCTAGGAGGCAACGCTTTCAAAAAATCTATATATTCTGCAATGGTTGTAATATTCGCAGCATTAAAAGCAGTAATATCTGCTGGACTGAAAAGTTCTTGACTCAATGAATACTGATATGCAGCCATCACTAATTCTATTTGACTTTGATTATTTCCCGTATTTGGGTAACAATTGGCTATATATAAGTTTGCCAATGATTCAGCGGGTGCTCCAGCTATAGCAGGCGCCATGTAATTAAATATCTTTTGGTCATATGTTTGGCATCTATTTTGTCTATATTGTTGAAGAGTGGTGTAATAATTCTTCTTCAAATTAGTACTTGCTGGTCTCACACGCAACAATGCATTTCTTTGTTGATTACAACAATAAGATGTTTGTGGACTGGAACTAGCGCCTTGGGCATTTGTGCAAACTTTTTCAGGATTGTTTGATAGATAGGTCGGTTCAGGATAAAAACTGGCAACCAATCCAATGCCTTGACAATTATTGCAATTTGCGTCAATTTTGGAAACGCCATTTAACATATCTTCTGGTGTATATTCCGCATTGGCTACATTCGGTTTGACTGAAAATTGTCCAGGTCTGTCAATCGTTTGCCCTATTAATGAAGAAATTTTGGATGTTTTTGATTCACGATTTACTATACTGGAAAAAGCATTATTTATGGTTATGTATTCGCCTGCTTTCTCCGGGTTTTCTATAATAGTGGGAGCACTGGGGGTTGTAATACCTTTACGATATGCCCATTTGAGAGGTCTAGGCAAGAAATTTCGTTTTACTAATGAAAAACGACCTGCGCACGAAGGCGCTATGGGCGTCGGTCCCGGAGTAATATTGGTATAATCTTTATTAGTAAATGGTCTGATATTACCCGGAGTTACTGCTACAGGATTACTACCGACATTAGAACCTTTCCAAGTAGTATATCCGCCAATATTTGATCTATTATTATAACTACCCATTCCTTGAGGGTAACTTGATGTTAATGTTGACAATGCCATTATATAAATTATGAAAGAAAATTATATTATAAATATATTTATATATGCTAGTGTCCGTTTTAATAATTATATTTTCCCTATTACTAATTTATCAAATTATTTTAGCTATATTTGGAGAAAATATATTGGAAGGGTTGGAAAATGCTGACCCAACTCCTTCGGCTACATCGACATATAAAGATTATAATACAAGTGATCCAAATAACCCAAATGGAGCACTCATATTAGCTCAACAAAATGCGGGTAATATTGAATACTTAAAGCAACGTATTACGGAACTTATGGGACTACAAAAACAAGTGACTGGTATTAGCACAAATGTGGATGCATTAAATGAACAAGTTGCTGGATTGGTTCAACAACAGGCTACATATGCACAAAGTATAGCCGGAAATAAACCAGTTGATATAAGCGGGGTTCAATCTGCAGAATCTGAATATTCTGCCTAATTCTAATTATTACCGAATTATTCAATTTATGTAAATGTAAATTTAATTATATTTACATAAATTAGATTACATATGTCAGATTCAAATATATTTCAAGAAGTATTAACCGATGCTACTGGGGTTCAAGATCGATTATTGGGTCCTACCTACCCGTATTGGAAAAATATAAAATCGCCTTCTCAAATTGGCATGTCGGATGAGGGATCATTAAATGCATTAGGAAAAGATATTGATGGACTCATTCAATATGTTGAAGTGTTGGTTACTGGTGGGAGCAATGCTACAGGAGGTAAGGTTTTAGGTAATAAATTCTTTTTACAAACAGGGGGGAAATGTATGGATAAAGCTACCAACAAAGAGGTTGACCGATATATATATATAAATAACCAACCGGATGGGCATATCGGTTTTATATCATCGGGTTTAGGGGTTAATTTTAGTCAATTCAAAGGCCTGATACCAGGAACCATGAGCAATTTAAATGTGCTAAACCCTTTCACCATAATGCAAGCCTTTATGAGTGGTGCTACTCCCGATTGCCAAGAAATTACGTTGGAAACGATAGATAGTAATAGTAATTCGTCTAATGAAACCCATTTTGTATCTGTAGTAGATATCCAAAATATGGATGCATGTAGTTTCTCGGATAGGAAAAATCCTATTACTGGAAAGGGGTGCTCAGAAGCTTTTTCTGATATGGGTGGATTTGGTCAAGGAGTTGCTAAAAATGCTGAGCTATTTAGTCTTCCCGATGACCCCATAGTGCAAATCTATTATGCTAGTTTAGGATTATTAGCGATATATGTCTTATATTGTCTCATGAATAAACGTCGCTAATATGTAGGAAAAATAAGATATAGTATTAGTATTAGTAAAAATGGATAATAATAATAATAATAATAGCATTGGATTTGTCTTATATCCAGAACAATCCGCATTTATTTGGAAAGCATCATGGATATCATTATTTGCAGCATTGTATGCTTTAAATGTTGGTCATTATGATCTAGCAATTATTCCTGGTGGTGCGTTTATAACTTCATTAAATTATTGGAGAAATCCATTGTTTTTTTCATGGAGACGAAAAGTAGATATTAGTTATATACTATTTGCACTTGTGTATCAATCTATAAGAGCATATAATGCAGAATATGCAAATTTACATTATTTTACTATGTTTTTAGGTGCGAGTTGTTACCCTATAAGTTATCATTATTATTATAAAAAACAATATTGGCATTCCACATATGCACATAGTTGTGTGCATATAATTTCTAATATCGCAAACATGATATTATATTCCGGATATGTTTTACCTATGTCTTCTTCTCTTTTTGGATCCGCCTACTGCTGCTGGAAAAGCCCCGTTTTGGGTCCAAATATCCTTACTATACGGGGTAACCGCTCCACCCCTTCTATGTCTTCTTCTTTTTGATCCCCCGACAGCCCCTGGAAATTTTCCGTGCTCTTTCCAAATATCCTGACTATAAGGCACTGCTACACCGCCTCTGCGACTTCTACTTTGACCTCTTCCTCTAGTTCTCCCCATAGATCTCATTTGTCCGCGACCCATTGATCGCTTTTGACTAAACATTTTAAAAATTCCAGGAAATCCACCTCGTCGTTTGCTGCGTTTTCCTCCTTGTACTGGCGCTTGCGCATATGTTGGAGCTGGCGCTGATGGGGCATATGTTTGCATTGGCGCTGGTGCAGGTGCAAACGCTGACTTTAAACTAGACCATAAACTGCTTGCACCTTGACTGGCAACCGCAAGCCCTTGTTTGGTTTTTTCTTCCGCCACATTCAACGCAGATTGAGCGGTTTGTCCTACATTTTGAACTCCTGTCATGGCACTTTGACCCAATGATTGGACCCCAGTCGTCCCATAACTAGGTTGCACTAACTCGCCATCACCTCCTCGTCTTCTTCTACTTCTACTTTTAGATCTTGATCTTCTTGGCATAGTTATATATAATAATGTTAGAAATTATTATATATGTGGAATATTCTAAATCAATAATTTATACCCTTATAAATTTCAACAATTGGAAGGCAGATAAAGCTCCTGCAATTTCTGCTACGATGTAAGGTAGGATATCAGATGCGGACAATTTACCCGCGGCCCATAATGCAATGGTCACTGCAGGATTAAAACTGCCTCCTGAAATGGCACCACCTAATAATATACCGATGGCCAAAGCGCTTCCAATAGCAATGTAGTTACCCGTGTACAATATTATAAACATCAGAAAAAGTGTACCAAGATACTCGACAATCAATTTATTCATCTATATAGTTACTAAACAATAAAAACTAAAAAATATAAATAAAATTTTAGAATACTCCGCTAAAGTTCCGTATTCTGGGTCTGCAACTACACCTTCGGTTGTGTTGCATCCCCCTAATAGTTTTGTGTGACAAGACCACCCCATCCTGCTCCTTGATTGTTATTAGATAAATAGTGATTAAAAATCGAGCCTTTTTTAGCAGGCGCTACTGACCCTCCTCCTCTAACTGATTTCAATGCCGTTTTAACGTCATTGCGATTGTAATTTTTGTACGTCAATAGGGCATCTACAGGCAACCCGATTTTCATTCCCGATTTACCTACTGCTCTCGCTTTGCGCGTAGCTATAAATGAGCTCGAATCTGTCGGGGCGATGTATTTTGTCGATTGTGATAACAAATAACTTCGTTGGGTACCCGCATTAAACACCGAAGTAGGTTTCAAAGGAGATTTCATCGTGGTGCCCGTTTTTGTGGCTTCATCCGACCAAGCAGTCCTAGCATATTGATGGCGCTGAAGACTAGCTCCATCTCCAAACCCAAACATGGGTGGTGTGGGTCTTGTTCCAGCTAACATTCCATAACTATGATACGGGATTTGGCCGGGTGCTTGATGTGAGATAGGGCCTAAAATAGGACTGCTGCTATAACTTCCACCTGAAAATGGAATATTGCAATATTGCTTGAAAGCCAGAGAGGTCATATATTATAAATATATTATAATATAAGCGGGAGAGGTTTGTAAATTAGAAAACTATTTCTCTCTTAACTTCTTCGTCTATAAATAGAAAGGGACGATTAATATCTTCTAATCGCTCTGTAAGCGGATTGTCCTGCGGAGTTATTGTTTCCACTATAAGATAAATCATTGTAATTCTTATTGATAGCCTTTTGTTTTAAAAATCTAGAGTAATCGGAACTATCATAAACGTATTTAATGTTACAGCTGGATGGGGGGACTCCAGAGCCATCGCATTGATCCTGAATATGACCGATAAGAGGCTTAATACCATGTTGGTTGGGGCGACTTTGGAAAGCTTGACATGGTCCACCACAAGAATAATTTTGACGACTTAAAAGATCGCCTGCGTTGTTAACCGCACGAAAGGGCGTGCATCGGGTATGACCGATACCAGATTGACTAATTTGTTGCGCGTAACTATTGTTCCAAGCTTGTCTCAATAAAAAACGACCTTGTGCGAATTCATCATAATTATCAGTTGTTTGAACTGCTTGAGGAATGAATCCAGGGATACCTCCTCCCAGCTGCATGCTGAATCTTGGGAAAGCATAGACTTTTCCACCAGAACTAGATATAGGATTTGTATAACCGATTGACATATATATATATTATAAACGATAAAAATCTTCAAAATGAAAAATATTATAACTATTCTGCTAAAACAAAAACGAAACAACACAACACAACACTAAATAAAATAAAATATAGCTAAAATATATAATGGTAAAGATTGAGATAGGAAAGATATTACTCGTTGCAGTAACGCTTACATTATTTGACTCTATTTACTTGTATGTGATGAAAGACTTTTTTGATAAACAAATATCACTGGTTCAGGGCTCAGGAATAAAAATGAATGTATATGCGGCTATTTTATGTTATGTAGCATTAGTGTTCGGGTTATATTATTTTATAATAAAAGATGGTCGTAGCATATATGAAGCGTTTTTATTAGGCATTATAATATATTCAGTGTATGATTTGACTAGTTTAGCATTGCTTAAGAATTGGTCTGTTAAAACTGCGGTTATTGATACATTGTGGGGAGGTATATTATTTACATTGACTACATTTGCAGTGTACAAGTTGCTTGCTATGTCCAAATAATTTTTGGTTTACGAATAAATCGCATAAGGTATAATATATGTGGTAATGATTAAGTTTATGATATTCATATTGAATGACATCGTTGCTAAATAAGAACCCAATAGGCAAGACGATGAAATGATGACACTATCTCTTAGTAAAGCAGTATAACGCATTTCAGATGTATAGTTTTTCAATACATCTAGCATATAATTTGTTCCATATGGAATTCTTATTAAAAATTGATAGAATGACAGATCATGTACTATTTGAATTGCAACCGCTAATAAAACGAATGTCCAAATGGAAAACGTTTTGAAAAAATAGTGATACAGGAAACGCGCTATGATAATACCTGTCATAACGAGGGTTGTCTCTGCTAATACAGCAGACAATCCAAATTTATTATACCATTGCTGAAGATATTTGGAATGTTTCAGTTGAACGAGTGCTAAACCGAGCACTATTGTTTCAACTAATAAAACTCCATTTAGTATTGGTAAATAATCGGAAGTATTGGAAAATTTGGAAATATCTTTGAAAAATGTAATCGTCATATATATTTATATTTTATTATTATATCTTATATATCAATAATAAAATGTCGCAACCCGAGTTCATAAAATGCTGTAATTATGCTCGTTGTAATAATAATATTCCTGCATTGGTTACAGAGACACGAAATGGAATGTGTATGGATTGTATTGTTACCATTGGTAGATATGAAATCGTCACACAAATGGAGGATTGTCCTGTGTGTTTAGAGAACAAACACTCTGTCATGTTAGTGTTGAATCATCGTAAAGTTTGTATGGATTGTTGGTATGAAATTATAAGTGTTGGGTTTAGTAAAGAAGAAGATGAAGCCGATCGTGATAGTGATAGTGATAGTGAAATAGAAAAGAAAAATGATAAGGAAAATGAAAATGAAAATGAAGAGAATGATAAATGTAATGCAGAATACTCCACTAGCGTTCCGTATTCTGGGTCTGCAACTACACCTTCGGTTCCGTTGCATCCCCTATTTATAGATGTGGATTTAGATTACGTTGTAGTGTAGTGTCTTTTTTTAAGTCGTATACCCCTAATTCGCTATTTGAGCGGGCGCGGCTGTAATACGTATTATGTACAAATAGCTATAAGATATGTTATAATTCATGTCATTTTTATCGACGTAATAAATAATTTGAATCATGTTATAAAATCCATGACCGACAAAAAAATGCCACATGGGGTGTCCTATCAGAAAAATAGGATGCGCTATAAATGTACAAGATACTTCAGTAGTTGCCCATATAATAGCACTTATTGAAACTGTTTTCAGTGCAAAGTACATTTTGTTAATAGTGATTTTTTTCATAAGTGGACTTGTGATATTGTATAATTCAAAAACTTTGTAGTACATATAGAGCATAACTAATGCAAAACATCCAGGGAATAATCTACGATAATTGTTCATGGTGTTACATATAACGAATCCTACCATATTCGTCAAATATATTAACAATTTACATTTTTGGGTGTAATTAGGGTAGCAAATCGACGTTTCACGATTATACTCTGCAGCTTTAGACAAAGAATATGCGCTAACAGAATCTATATAAATAATACTTGCAAATATAGAAAATATCATTGGCATTTCATCGAACATTGCCCATCCTATATTCCCCGTCCAATGATATCCACCGCTTCCAAATCCAACAATAAATAGTAATGCATATATTACATCCACATACATGTTTGATTTTGGTGTGTTGAATAACCCCAGGAGTCCAAATCCACTAATAAATAAAGAAGTGATAGAATTGATGTATTCAGGTAATCCTAATATTTTGCTTTCACAAAAGGAATGATCCATGCTTTCCCAATTCATAAAAAAATATATATATTATATACATAAAATATTTTATACATTATTTATTGATTTTGTTGATTATTAATTACACTACACACAACTAATGATTCGTAATCATTCTAGGTGCAATATTCATAGTAATGAGTTCTTGAAATAACAATTTGCATGCATATGGAATTTCGACATAAGCAAAATCAGTTCTATTGTTACAAGTTCTGCAATGATGTATATGCATTTCGTCATTATATGAAGCAATAAGTCCACATTTTTTACACACATGTACTTGATATTTATCCGACGCTTCGTACATTCTTCCGCGAGTAAATCTGGCCGCACCATGTGAGATCATACAATTATGTGCTACTATACCATTTGCTAAGAACGAATGTACCTCATCTACTTGAATATCATAAACGTTTTTTAATCCTACTGGTATGCGAGATATAATAACCATATTCATAGTTGGTAAAGAATGTTGACTGCGATTTACACCATATGAGCACATATTTTTTTCTTCAATTAAATCATCCTGTAATTTACACGCGTTATTTTCATATGTATCTGTATCCGTATCTACAATAGGTTGTTCCTCTAAAAACCACGATAAAGCCCCAATTTTTTCTAAAAATTGTTCAGCAGTTGGAAATGATTTTGAGGTAAATTTTCCAAATGTAGTTCCTTTAATTAGATGATCTGTAATATCATGAGTAGATGGTATAGCATATTCATGAAGTAATGGTTCTGTTTGTTTCAACTCTTCTACTGCTTGTAAAATAGCTTTTTGAGTATGCACTATTTTTAGTGGATGTTCTGATTTAATTTCTTTAAAATGTGTAATTTCATCCACGCGATTTACTAACCAATTATGTTGTCTAGTAACTTCTGTTCGTAGCCGTTTATACGATACTCCTGCTTCTAATCGTTGGGATTTATGACAGCAATAACGAAATCCAATTTTTTCCGAAAAGTTAATTAGTTC